CCTTCTAAGCAGTTGGTCGCAGGTTCAAATCCTGCCTGACTCGTTGCCCTTCGGGGCATACGGTCCATTGCTAGTAAAAGTATGACTACAACGCAGAAGTTCTCGTCTTCTATCGACATCCTTGCTGATGCCGTTGACAGACAAGTAACACTTGACATCGAGTATCCTGTTCTTTATAATAAAGTTGTGAAATTCTATGAGGAGAAAGGTGTCGATTTCTACGGTGATGTAGATGAGGATTATGATATCCTCCTTACCAAACTTGAACAAGACCTATTTTATTATGAAACCTGAAGTTCTTCTAGAACGCTATCCCTATCGTTATGTTCAGTCTGGGACGATCGCACTCAACGGTCGTCCTGACTATCGAATTCAAAAGTTCGATGAATGGACTAAACGATACAAGGACATGTATCTTCTAGATAATTCAATTCAATTGGATTATGCTATGGAAGATTTTGAATATACCAAGTGGTTGGATCCCGACCGCGTTCCCTGTTACATTCGTGATACTGTTTCCAAATGACATCCTATCAAAAAGCAATCAAAGCACTTGAAGAATGCGTCAAAGACGCCATGGAAAACAATGTTGATCCTGGTCTCCAAAGTGAAATTTGGCGACACTATCAGGGTATGAAAGCGATCGATCGCCAATTGCCAAAAGAGGAAACTAAATTCTCTTTTAGTCTTGACGGCGCAGATCGTGTGATGGATTATGATCCTGACTACAATGTTGCAGCAGGTCCTGTGGACATCCCGTTTTTCGGTGCTGGTTCCAATGACGTAATCACGTTTTCCTAGTCTTTGCCAATAGACTTTAAACTAGATGGTTTTTGACTGGATGACAGTCGCCTATATGTGAAAAGAGTTTCCTTGTTCTTTAAAATAAAAACAGGGTGGTGGAGTCAATTTGACCCATTCATTAGGACCCCATAAGGGGTCCTTTTTTGTTGAATTCAAAATCTTAATATTTCAAAGAGCTTGACAATTGTAAAAAAATTATATATAATGTAACAGTTCTTAATGAATATAAAATGACCGTAACAACCAATGAGTTCGGGCAACAGAATATGTTTGCCAAAGAACCGCAAATGTATGTCTCAAAGACCGACGCTGAGCGTTATGGTTACGAGACGTATGCAGAACGTGCTGAGAAACTTAATGGTCGCACTGCGATGATGGGTTTTGTAGCAGCAGTTATCTCATACGCTACTACTGGTAGCATTTTCTTCTTCGGTGCCTTTGGTATCTGATGATCATCCCCTCACTCTTATCACTTAATTTTTTTAGAACAATGAACGAAAACGCAGAAAGGTTTAACGGTTGGGCAGCAATGGTTGGTATCATTGCAGCATTTGGTGCGTACGCAATTACAGGGCAATTAATCCCTGGCGTCTGGTGAACGACGTGTTACTCATAGCAGCATCTCTTATAGGTGGGTTCATATTTGCAGCCCTATTGACTGAAGATGTCGATGATGATGATCACTTTGATGGTGGAATGTTACAACCATTACCCGTTCCTTCTTCCAACCCCGTCTAAATACATTTTTGAGAAAAACAAATGCTGACCGATCTCTATCAAGACATGGAAACATTGAACGCTCTTTATGAAGAGTTACTTTGGGATCCAGAAAAACCTCTAGAGTTCAAAGCAGACTACGAAAATGACCGTATTATTATTACGCTCAAAAAGGACTAAATACAATTGAATATCGTCGCCTTAAGGGGGTCTCTGGCAAAATCCAGAAGACCCCCTTTTGCTATAAATACGAATGACGAGTATATTTTAGTTATGTCTAGAGATCCAAACAATACATCCCGCTGGGTTGCTACCCGCCGTAATGAAGACAAGGATATTGAATATCTTGTGTCTCATACTACCTGGTCACCTGATAAAAGATTTGCCAAAGTCTTTGACGCTCAGGCAGGAGCAAGGAAGTATCTCAAGGAGGCAGGTCTCAAAGGCACAGTAAGAAAATTTGTGGTATAGTAGAACGTTAGTCGTTTATTATTATGATATTAGAAACTTTATTGGCATTGACTGCCGTTGACTACGACCATCTCGCTAGAACTGTGCAAGTTGAAGCAGCATCTGGAACCATGGATGAATACTGTGTTGCAGTATCGGTTCTGAATAGGGTTCGCTCTCCAAAGTTTCCTAACACAGTTCTGGATGTTGTCTATGCACCAGGTCAGTATGAGGGATTTACTAAATGGCGTCCCGCTGCAAAACCTGAAGTCGTCGCTCGTTTGAAAGACACTAATAAAATGTTAGCAGCCTATGATATTATCGGTGATCGCACTGATTTTAAAGGGCAAAGCATGTTAAGATATCGTGTAGCATCGGAAGATCCGATGTGCGATCGTAAAGGAAACTTCTTTCATCACTACTGGCAAACATGATTAAAAAAATCAAAGAAACACTAAGTCAAGTTTTTCACTCCCCTGAGGCATCAGGAACATGGGGTGATGATATCACTGTAAACATGGATGGAGGTGTAGGTGGATCGTGGAAAGTTGAATGTGCAATCGATGAAGAAGTGGTGGACTGTGACGAAATGGACAATCCTCCTTTTGTCGGTGTGCCTGCTCCTGTTTACCTAAAGGATGACCCTTGGTTTGGTCCTGCTCCTGTTCGTAGTGAAAAGCAACTGGATTACATGGAGCAAGAAACCCTTATCAAACAACAACAGGATCAAGAGACTCACTCCGAGACTGTCGAATCTGAAGACATTCATGCTAAGATGTATGAACTCGCAACCGCTTCAAACGGCACTGCGATTCAACGTGATCCTATTGGTGGTTCAGAGAACTTCCAAGGCGGTTCCAACGGTTATGGTTGGATGTCTGGAACGGGGATGGGTCAGTTCAATTGAGTAGAAATACTCTAATTTGTCTATTGACGGAAAACCCTACCTCTGGTATACTAAATAGGTAAACAAATGTAACAAACCTTTGAGTTTCAGTTACGCAACACCCCTTCAACCGAGACCTATAGGGTGTCTAAATCACGTCTCTCATATCCTGTCTAAGGGTGGCAGGAAATAGTAACTCCACC